AGTGTTTCGATTACTGTAGGAGCCATCAAAGCCTCGATAAATTTAGGCACTACCGTTGGAACAAATCCAGACCCGTCACCCGATCCCGCTTGGAAGTCATCAGCACCACCGGCACGTGTTCCTAACCATGCAGTAGGATAAGAAAATGTATTCGCGCCACCACCGTCAAGAGACGAACGCTTTCCTTCTTGGTCAATCTCAGCAAGTGCCCCTTCGAGCTTTCGCCCGTCAGCCATTGCCACAAACGCGCGTCCAAAGTCTGCACCTTTTACCGCTTTGTTCACCTCGCGTGTCTCGCCGTCTGCTGATGTTGCAGGGTCAACGATTCTCGCGTTTGCCGCTAGAACAGCTTCGCGCTGCTCACGTGCTTCGATTTGCTTATCGAGTCCTTTAACTTCGCCCGCTAGGGTGTCCATTTCAGTCTCTTGCTCTGTCGAGCGTTCTGACTGCCCGTCGAGGGTAGTCAGTAAGCGGGTTTTTTCGTCCCGCAACTGCTTCAATTCCGTAGAATTCTTCATTGTGTGTTTATTTGTCGCAACTGATCGCTGCGGGGTTTCTTTTTCTTTTTTCGGTGCGGGTGGTATCACAACCTTTGCGGGTGGTGTTTCTTCTACTTCACGCACGACAAACGCCGTGTGCTTGGTTTCCTTATTTTCTTTTCTCTCTTCGCTTCTCGATGTGCTTCGAGGGTCGGCGGGTACTGGTGCTACGCTCAATTCAAGCGGCTCCCAATCTGTAGCCCTCCAATTTGGCAGCCCGTTTTCGCCTTTCGTGCCATCAGGCGTGTACTCGAAAACTCTATACCCTAATGAAAACCCTTTCAATATACCGTCTTCAACGTCGTCGGCTATCTCTTGCGCTTCAGCACGCTTCCCAAATCGCACAGTAGTCTGAAGTGTGTTGTTCGTTAGCTCGTAACCTTCGATAACACCGCGAACACCTTTCGCTCCACTGTAACGGTCATGGTTGTCCAGCAATGTAACAACGCCTTGTTCTAGCCTCTCTGTTCTGAAATGCTCAGGCTTGAAAGATAGAATTTCGTTGAATTCAATGAAGTCGCGCTTTTTTTCGTTATACGTGTACCGTTGCACAGCGTACTCAGTCGCCGCCGTCACTTCAACTGTGCGAGCCTCCTTATTGTACGAGCCAATCTTTGCAACGGCGCGTACTTGCGGCTGCATTTCGATTTCTTCGCGGGTTGTTTTTTTACTCATTATCTAAGTTGTTATCAGCATTACCACCAGCGTCACCCGCTTGCGCTATCTTCTCGCTGTACTCCTGCATTTTGTCCAGTGCTATTTGGTTCACCTGCACGGTGTAGATGTCGCCACCTTCTGAAATTTTGTTTCTGCGCTCCTTTGCGCGGACCTCGTCACGGTTTAAGAACCCAGACTTTAGACCAATATCATACGCCTTGAAGCGTGTTTCGATGTCACCACGTACAAGCTCATCAAGATTATGACGGAAGTACAACCGCTGGCGTTCACCACGGAAAAGCATCTTTAAATTCAATTCCCCTTCCAGCCTGTTGACAAGTGGAGTAATACAATGAACCGCGAAATGGTTACTCGCCTCCTGTGTTGACTTATAAGCCGAAGCGGAATTTATACCGATCATTCGCGGGTCAATATTAAATATCTGACAGACCTGTGTGGCTTGGAACTCGCGAGACGTAGTGTTCTGCGCTTTGTCTGGCTCAACGCCTAGCCTCGTGTACTTGAGCCCAAAAGGTAGCATTCTCGTTTGCTTGCCTGATTGCTTCGCCCAGCTTTCAATGAATGAATCAATTTGCGTAGGCGTTAGATTTGCCTCTGAAGTCAATAGCCCATCCATCACACCGCCGCCAGCGAAGAATTTGCTCGCGTAATCTTGTGCGGCTTTTAGTATCGAAACAGTTTCCTTACTCGTCTGAGCAGGTCCTTCAGCAAAAAGATACTCAAAGCGAAGAACGTCGCGACCATTGATGAGGCGGTAGCCATTTTTCGTTTTATACTCCCAAACAACGTTGTCTTCCGCATCTCTCAGCTCTTTTAATTTACTTTTCTGAAGGTAACACAGCTTTATGGCGTCGCCGCTTCGTCTGTCTCTGATTATTTCCGCATACCCACAGCCGAAAAGCAACATGAGTGCGTAAAGCGTTTCCCTAAATCGAAAGGCCGTTTGGTTTTCGTCTGGTGAAACGTTCCACAAATACGTGCGGTTGTCTTGGATAAGGTCAAAAGACCCGCCAGAACCGTCGTATAATTCAATAGGAAGTTGTGCAAGGGTGGTAGCTATCTTCTGAATGCACGCATAAACGGTGCTAACTCCAATTGCCACTTGTGGGGTGATGGTCACGCCTGTAGCGGACATCTGAGGGAGCAACCTTTCGGCCCAATTCCCGTCAGCTTTTCCAATATACACCTCACGCGTATTTGAAAACCAACCAGAAACAGTGCTACGTACTCCCATAGTTGCAAATATAAACAAAAAAAACAAGCCTCCCGACTAAAGGAGGCTTGGAAATAAAAAACAAAACATGAACCGATGAAATTCACTTTCGTCACAAATGTAGTAAAATTATTTAAACCGTCGACGTAGGCACGCGGGAAATTAATCCAATCCTATAACCGTGAACGATGGTTCAACTTCGCGCTCTCCATGCTCACGAACAAATTGCCCGAATGCCATTACAGCAGCTACAGGGCCATCAACCTTTTTTGACTGGTCGCCCATCTTCTTGGTTATCTTGATGTTCTCATCTTCGTAACGCTTGATCACAACGCAACCCATTTCCCATCTCATGCAGTCGGATCCATCATGGACCATGTTCCCGTTATTAATCTCAATCTCGAATTGCTTTGTGGGGTAGCTCATGTGCATAGCCGATTGTGCAAACTCTTCGCATTGGATGTCCTTCTCAATTAGACCGCTAACGATGTACGTGCTATGCGCCCTGTCATAAGCAACCGTGCGAATGTCATTCGTTTCGCTGAATTTCATTATGTGCTTCTCAATTGATTTGTGATCAGTCACATTCCCTTCAGTCAACGTGCAGCTACCTTCATCCTCGAAACTCAAGTAGTCAACGCCACGCCCAGCCGTGTGGCTACGTGCTTTCTCTTCATTAACGAAGTGGTGAACCTTCAAATAGAACTTCCAATTAGGAATATCAACCCACAACGTGGCGAAGGCGTTCAAATCATGCACACTAGCAAGGTCCAAACCGCACCAACAAGGCAAATGTGCCACGTCTTCAGGCACAAAATCACTCTTTGCCTCCATCCATACGCGGTCCACAATCCAACTTTCGAGCGCATTGGCCCACATATTGAGGTGTAAACGCTTGAATGTATTGATGGTTGACGGCCTTTGGCATGCTTTTTCATACTCATGCTCGAAGTTTTCGCGCGGAATGATACCGCCCAGCCCTGGGTTTGCCCTTTGCCAGACATCTTTATCATGCCAATCAGCATTATGGCCAGCTTCAAACACCAAAGGCAAATAAGTGTCATCAACTATTTTTCCGCTGATCAAGTCCTTGGCAAATAAATACTCATCGTAGCAAATCGAATTTGTATCATACCCCGCCGTTGTCATCAGAAATTCAATCGGCTGGCTTCTCGAAATCATGGAAGTTACAATTGCTTCGTAGGCTTCGACGTGTCGAGGCAACAAAAATTCGTGCAACTCATCAACAAATACCGCGTGTGCGTTCAATCCATGCTTGCCGGGTGAGTTAGCCAGCACCTTAACGAAGCTATTCGTGTCCGGATATTGGAATTCACTCGCTTTTACGTTGAGCATTTCAAGTAATTCTGGCTGTGCTTCAATCATTTGGCGCATGATTCGGTAGATAATCGCGCTCTGTTCCTTCACACTACCGAGGCAAAACATCTGTGCGCCCGCCTCTTTGTCCTGAAACAGCACCGAAAGACCTACGCAAGCGATCAATGTCGTCTTCGCATTCTTACGAGGAATGAAAATGAACACCTTCCGGAACCTTCTCAGCCCGTCGCTTTTCTTTTTCCACCCGAAAGTGGGGTAGATGATTTGTTCTTTTTGCCAATCTTCAAGCTGGATAAGTTGCCCCGCCTTGCTCCCTTCTGGGTAACGACAAACACCCTCGATAAAATTCACACGCCTCACGCCTTCCTTCCAATCGAAAAAGTACTTCTCCTTATTCGCTGGTGCCGTAGCTTCCTCAACTCGTTTCACCCATGCTGGTGCTTTCATCGCTGTTCTTTTTTAATCTATCAACGCCTTCAGATTGCTCTCGCCAGCCCCGTCGAATTTGAATTTAAATATCTCTTTCATGTACTGAAGTTTCAACCGCCGGATGTCACTTTGCAATACAGCTTCGTGGCTTTTCTTGATCACGCCCGAAACACCATCGTTATACGTGTACCCATTTTCTTGGATGTATTTATCAACCGCCTCTTCATCAGTACACACCCTCGCGTACGTTTCAACTATCTGACGAAAAACAATATTATCCATTGCCTTCGGTTGCAACTTATCCCTCAAAGATTTCATGTGCTTGTTGAACGTCTTCGTGTAAGTTCCTTTACACATCAACGGACCGCTCGGCGTGTTCTGTGTGATGTCTTGTAAGTCTTCCTCGTTCATTTTCGTTTTTTATTTGACACCAAAGATATGAAAAATATCATACATATTACGGTGAAATTTATTTCGGTCAACGTTAGCCGTCGGCTGGGACGTACCGTATAAAGGCCGTATGTAAAACAGACCCCTATCCCCTTTTGTTTTATTTTTCCTCCCAGCGTAGGGGTAGGAGGCATCATGTATTGAGGTTTTATTCTTTACGTGCGTGCATCTCATGTGCTGACTTCTTGTTGTGACACGTGTGGCATAGTGATTGGAATGGACCATGCCAGAAGTCACCGCCGTCATTCACTGGTGTGATGTGATCACAGACCTGAGCTAGGCGGGCGCACTGGTAGCCGGCACACAGTGGCTCCATTGCTCGTTGATGTTTAGACAGCGCACGCCATGCACGGCTATTATATCGTGGGTCTTGGTTACGTGCGAACGCTCGGCCTTGCTTAGGTGTACGGTATGAGTACTTGCCTGATGTGCGTGGTATGTATGCCATGGTTATGTAGTGTGGTGTGTGCTGCTAAGTTACGATAGCCTATGTAATATAGCACCGTCGATGATATATGTACATTCGTCGAAGGCTAAAAGGCTACATTCGTACATGGTGGTGTGCTGTATGTGTTGCTATCAGGGGGCTGTAGAGGGTCGGTATTCGTAACGTACTGATATTCAATACTATCGAAACGTTTAAATTCTGTATGTTACGTAACGCGCGCCTATGTAAGGCTGGCTGGCGTTAACATACAGCGTGATAATTTCTGTATGCGATTCTGTACACTGGGAGAACCGCGCTATGACTGGGCTTTCGACGAGCAACAATCGTTTTATATCTATTTTAAGAAACATACTACTACTACAGGGGCGCGCTCACGCATTACGCACATGACGCGCGCACCTATGTGTGAGAGTGGTTTTCCAAAAACGGCTGATTCTGATTGTTGTTCGTCGAAGAACGGCGCGGCTGTAGGGCTGTAGAGTGTACGGAATCGCATACAAAACTTACGAAAGTTTCGATAGTACTGATAATCAACGTATTAACCGTATGTAAAATGGATAGTACTAGAAATGAGGGGGTTAAGAAATAAGCACGCGCCAATGTGTATATTGATGTATATTGATGTATATTTGTACGAGTAAGCAAACAGCCTACTGTTTTAGGACAACACATATTACAGACATGATTGAGATTGATAAAGGAGTACCATTAACACCTAGAAAGCTAGGTAAGGATGGAATAACTGATAAATTGGTTTTGCAAATGGAAGTAGGAGATTCTTTTTTCTTCTCATGTCCTGAAAAAAACAACGAAACTGAAACTCGAATTATGCTTTATAACAAAATTCGACAACCTCTTAGAAAGAAAAGACTAGCCAAATATTACGATTTAGACAGGTCGCACGCTATTAGAAAAGTTGACGGCGGCTTCAGAGTATGGCGAACGAAATGAAAACAACCCTACCAAGTAACCGCCTTTCGTTCAACGATTGGGCGCGTTACATAAGAAGCGAAAGTGAGCGCATGAAATACGGGCGCAGAA